GCCATTATAGAGCCTGTATTTAAAAAAAGAGACGGATACAAAAAAGATAAAGACAAATCATCTAAATACACTGATGGTAAAATAGGTTTAGCAAAATTTGCACCTAGATACCAAGGTTCGATAGCTGAATGGGTATTTGATGATAAATTCAGAGAAATAGTGGCTGTAAAGCAAAAAGACCCAAATACATTTAATGAAGTCGAGTTGCCTTACGATAGAATACTACACTTTAAGCACAACTCCGTAAATAATAACCCACAGGGGCAAAGTTTATACTTAAATACAGCCATTTCCTATCACAGAAAAAAGAAAACTGCACAATCTCAAGACCAAAGATATGATAAAGGTTTTGCAGGAATACTTGACATAGAATTACCAAGTGCAGTACTTGACCCACAAACAACTAATGCTAATTTTCGAGCTATTCAGGAGTGGGCTAGAACAACTGGCTTAAATGCTAGTACTGGCAGAACTCAATCAATAGTTCACCCAGAATTTGCAAAAGTAAATATCTTATCATCAAACAATGATGGTATAGATGCATCAATGATTATATCGGAATGCAACAGGGAAATTGCAGTTGCCTTATTGTCTGACTTCTTTTTAGTAACTCAAAAATCTGGTAACTCTGGAGCATTGGGGCAATCTAAAATTAAAGTATTTAAAACAATGATTAATTCAATGCTTGATGAAGTCGCAAATGAAATAAACGATAAGCTAATTCCTATGTTGATAGATAAAAATGCATTAGACAGAAATTTAGCTCCTAAAATAACTCACACCGAGGTTGAAGATTTAGACCTTACCAATATGTTGCTGATGATACAGAGCGCAGATAAGTCCAAACTACTACCTCCTTCTATGGAATTAAGTAACTATGTAGTTAAGAAAATTCTCGGAAAAGATGCACCAGAAACTAATCAGGAAGATTATGATAAGTATTTGTATCGTTCGGAAGTCCTTTACAATAACAGCATGGATAAGTTAGATACGCAGTCAGTTGATGAAGTTAAGGAAGATATAATATAATGCCAGTAAACGAATGTCAATTAGACGGAAAAAGTGGATATAAGTGGGGTGATGGTGGTAAATGCTATACCTACAATTCAGACAATGAACAATCCAAAAAAGATGCTAAACAAAAAGCATTAAATCAAGGAATTGCAATGGGAGATATTGATATTTCTAAATCATTTGAAAATGGTGAAGATAATTTTGTATATGCTACAGTATATGCTCAAAACATCTGGACCAAAGCTGACGGTACTAAATTTACTATTTGTGAAAAATGTAATGAGGCTCATTATATATCTGAACTAAATGATGGCTCTTGTCCATCTTGCTCAAATAGATGTTTAGATGCACACAATGAAGGTATGGACAGTAATGCTATCGAGAAAGCTTGTTGGGGCTATTTAAAAACAATTAATGATAAGGCTTTAATGTCATATAAAGCATTAGATGCTATTCAAAAAGTAATTAATGGCGATGAAGAAATAGATGTAACTGATATCGTTTCATATATCGCAAAGAATAAATATCATGTTGGATTTTTACACGAAATATTTGAAGAAGATATTGGCTATCCAGTTGAAAATCACTGTGTTAGGGAAAAAGTTCAAGCCTTTGGTGAAGAATACGACAAGTACACTTGGAAAGCTGGATTTGTGTTATCTGACAGTATATTTGAAAAAGTAAAAGATGGAACTATTGTCGGATTTTCTTTCGGTGCGTCTGGATTTTCATCTGAAATTAATTAGGAGTTTTTGTTAAATGGCAAAAAAAATTAAAGAATTAAAGCTGAGTAAGGTAAATGAAGTTAGTCTTTGTACTACTTTTTGCCCACCAGCTAACGGTTTAAAAGCATTTGAAATAGTTAAATCATCTATTAAAAAAGATTTATATTCTGACTTATTTGCAGAAATGGAATATCCAGAATTTGGTGACTTTGTTGGTTACTTGGGTATGTGGCTAGAAGATGATGTTAATATGGTTGCATATTCTGCTTTTCTAGACGCATTATTTAATAGCCTTCAAGACGTTGTTTATATGGATATGGAAAAAGAAGAAAAAGCTACTAAGTTCAGAGAAATATTTGATAAATTTATCGAAGAATATGATAATTCTGTTATCACAAAAAGTGATGATGGTAAAATCAAGTTAAGTATAAAAGCTGAAAAACAGGAGAAAAAAATGTCAATTATCGAAAAATTGAAAAAATTCGTCTCAGAACTTTCAGAAGTAGAAGTTGAAAAAACAGAGGAAGTTGTTGAAACTCCAGAGGTTATTGAAGCTCCTGTTGAAGAAGTTTTGGAAGAAATCGTTGACCAGCAGATTGTAGAAGAAAAAGCCGAAGAAGCAACAGAGCCAGTTGTTGAAGAGGTTCTAGAATCAGAAGATGCTACACCAGAAGTAATTGAGGAAGCTATTGAGGCTCCAGAAGTTGCAGAGGTTGAAAGTCAAGAAGAACCAGTTGAAACTATTGAACCAACAGAGCCAATTGTTGAAGAAGTAGTTGAAACAGAAGAAATTATTGAAGAAGTTGAAAAGACTGCTGAAGTAGAAGAAGATGAAATCACAAAAGCTACTAACAAGATTGCAGAATTAGAAACTAAACTTCAAGAAATCGAAAAAGCTAATCAAGAACAAGAAATTAAACTTGAGAAGGCAGAAATTTTGAAAGAGGTTGGTAAAGAATTTTATGGACTTCCTCAAACAAAAGAAGAGGTTGTTGAGGTTCTTTTTGAACTTAACAAATCTTCTATTTCAGAAGAAAGCAAAAAACTTATTAAGGATTCACTAAAATCTTTATCTGAGCTTAACAAAGCATCATTTGAAGAAATTGGTCACACTCAAGAAGTTGATGCTAACAAAACAGAAGCAGAAAAGCTTTCTGAAAAAACACAAAAACTTATGGAAGAACATGATTTAGTTGAAGAACAAGCGTTCTTAGTTGCTAGAGGTAAAAGAAGCATTTCTAAAGCTAAAGAAGTTTCTGAAATAGTTAAAAGTAAAAAAAGATAATTAAAATAAGGAGTTATACAAAATGGCATATAGTTTTATTGCTGGCGAAGACCTAACTGGAAAAGTTGGTTACGCTGTAAAAGCTGATACAGACAACAAAGAAGTTGTTCTTGCTGGAGCTAACGAAGTTGCAATGGGTATTTTAAAAAATGCTAACACTGCTGGATTAGCTGTTGGTGTTGCTGGATTGGGCGAAAGAGTTCTTGCTAAATTGGGCGGAACTGTTGAATTTGGTGATAAATTGAAAGTTAAAGCTGGCGGAACATTAGTTGTTGCTGGTGGTTCTGGTGATGACAATGTTATCGCAGAAGCTCAAGAAGATGGCGCATCTGGCGACCTAATCTACGTTGTTGTAGAAAAATTCATCAAGTAATTGAAATAGATATTAAAATAATTAAGGAGATACAAACATGGCACTAGACCACATCGAAGCTCAGTTTGAAGAAAATTTAACCAAAGAAGCTTATGGTTTGTTACAAGATAGAATGGATTTTGCTGTTGCAAATGGCGCTATTCCTCAAATCTTTACACCAGTAAGAAATGGTAACTTCAAAGTATGGAGCGCAACTGACTTCCGTAGAAGAAACTCTGAAAAAAGAGCTGGCGGAACTGAGTTCAAACAAGTAAACACTCACCTAGAAGACAAATCTTATTCTTGTCAACAATATGGTTATGAAGAAAATGTAGATGACGATGAGCAAATCGACGGACACATGAATGCATTGGCTGAAGTAATGATGGAAGATGGATTGGCTACATTCGACTTAGCTCTTAAAGCTAAATTGGTTGCTGGACAATTCGGAACTGACTTTACTGGACAAGCTTCTGGAGCTGATTATGCTTCTGGCCAATTCAACAAATGGTCAACAGCAGGCGCTACACCTATCACAGATATTAAAGAAATGAAAACTAGAGTTAAAGCTAAAATTGGCGTTAACCCTGACTCTCTTTTAATCGGTGAAGATGTATTCAATGCATTGACTGAAAATGCTCAAATCTTGGCTCGCTTAAGAACTGATGCTGATAAAGAAGTTACAACTGCTACATTGGCTAAATTCTTTGGCTTGAAAAATGTATTTGTAATTGGTTCAGCTCAAACAACTTCTAACCAAGGTCAAGCTACTCAAACAACTGCTAACATCATTTCTGACGTTGCATTGTTGTACTACAGAGGAACTGGAGCTAACGCAGTAACACCTTCAACAATCAAAATTTATTGCTACAATAAATATGGTTCAAACTCAGCTGGTGTATTTATCGAAACTTACAGAAAACCTGCAATCACTTCTGATTGTATCAGAGTTCGTTCTTACTTCGATATTACAATCCAAATGGCAGAAGGCGGATTGCTTTTAACAGACGTTATCTAATAACGCAAATATATAAATGGTTTGGGTGGTTTAATTCCACCCACCATTTTTCTTTTAAAACACTTTAAGGAGATAAACTTTTATGGAAGAATTACAAATTCCAGTAGAAGTCATAAATGATATTGGAGAGATATACTCTATTTATGGCGTATCTACATATAAAACTGGTGACATATTTATGTTTGACCCAAATCACTCAATGCATATTGAACTTGAAGACAGTGGATACTTCAAACAAATAGATAACTCTAAATGTGATTTTTACTCATTGTATCCAGACCTAAACATGGGTGATAGGCATTATGATATTGACGAAAAGATTAATGTAGAAAACATATCAGATGACGCTTTAACAGCACTAACATTTACTGGCAGAATCAGAAAAGAACTAAAAACTTCTAAGCCAGAAAAATTAAAAGAAAATAATAAAAAGAAGAAAGTAAATAAAACTTTCAAATATAAAGATGTTGCAAAGGCTTTAAGTATTAAATTTTCTGAATTAAAGAAAAAAGCAAATGCATTAAATATAGAAATAGCTGATAAAGATAAAAAAATAGCTAAAAAGAAAATGAACGAAATTATTGAGGCTTTAAAATAATATGGCAATTGATTACGCATCTGATATAGGATATGTTAGACTAACAATCGGAGACTTAGATGAGAACGCATTTAAGTTGTCAGATGAACAAATCCAAGGCTTTATTGATATGACTGGAAATGTTGTATTTGCATCTATTTATGCTTGTCGTGCATTGATGGGTATATATGCATCAACTTCTGGAGATGAATATAAAGTTGACACTCTTGAATATAAAGAGGGTAAATCTAAAGTCAACCAGCTTCAAGCTATTTTAAAATCTTTAGAAGACTCTGTTAAAAATGGCACTTGTCCTATGATGATAGGTGTTCCATTCACAACTGGAATATTTGTTGATGAACTTGAAGAAAATATGCAACGCATAAATGATGGCGAAATAATAGGTCCTCAAATTAAAGATGGCGAATATGAAGTAATTGATTTCGTAATTCAAAATGGACCGTATCAAAAATAAGTAGGTTATAATGAAGTCTGGAGTTACAATAGTAAGAAAAAAACAAGGAATGAAATCCTTGATTAAAAAACTTGTTGAGCTTCAACATTTTTCAACTACTGTTGGCATACACTCTGGACCTGGAAGAAGATTAGCTAAGTATCCAGACGGAAGTAAGGCTAAGATAAATCTAGCTACACTAGCCAAAAATTTAGAGACATTTGCAACTTGGGTCCAATCTAAAACTGTATCTAGAGATTTTGGCGATGGAACGAAGATTTTATTTGAAGC